GTAGTTAATGTAGTAGTTAACGCTGCTACAAAACTTACACCTTTGATTGTTGCTACTGATACTATATTTGGTGCTGCCATAATTTATTCCTTTTCCTTTTTAACCGAAAACTATTGCCATTGCAATAGCTGTTCCTGTTGATATTCCTGAACTTATTGAAGTAATTTCTGTACCTGCTAGATCTAATACATCACAGTGTAAAGTACCATCAAAATAACCATCTTTAAATTCTAGCGACGAGGTACCTAAGTCAACATCATTGTCTGTAACAGGAGCTATAACTCCATCTGCCATAGTAA